AATTCCGTTATCAGCTAGTTGTTCGCTAATACTATGGAATAATCTAAAATTGAATTCCATTTCAAGACAACGAAAGAACTCGTCTTGATATTCACTAGTAATATCGGACGCAGTTTTTAATAAGTCGTTTGGATCGTCTGTCAGTTCAAGCTCGACTGGTAGACACTCCAAATCATTTAAAACGTATTCCGCAGCAGATTTCATAGCAGCACGTGCATCAACAGTAATTTTCATACGATCGCCTCCTGTGGCGATTATATCATGGATGGAGGGATAAAATGGCACCAAAATTTAGATGTTGGTTTAAATATACTGGAACACAAGCTGCTCACATGGTTGAATGGCATGAATTAAGAGAATTCAAAGCATTGGGGGATTTGCTTCAGTACAGCGGAGAAAACAAATCGTTTCACCTCATGCAATCCACTGGCTTAAAGGACAAGAACGGCGTGGATATTTTTGAGGGGGATATTGTTAGATACACATGGGATATGTTGAGCGACGTCAACGCCACCGAAAAAGGTAAAAAAGTTAGAATATCAAAAGTTTTTTGGTCAGATTGGAGAGCCTCCTGGGCAGTTGGGAAAAAGTCCTGCAACAATGATTTATTTAGATACGCCAGAAATGGAAATACTGTCGAAGTTATCGGCAATGTTTGGGAGAACCCAAAACTGTTGGAGCAAGCCAATGAAAACTAGCCACTCAATCATCATAATACTGCTAACGATCGTTGGCTTGAGTTGGCTATCCTATACAATAGTGGACCAACAGAAGCAGATTGAGCAGTTACAAGAACAGCTGCAGCATGAGCAACTAAAATACAAAATGCTTTATCGTGACCCAGTGGTTAGGGATGCGATTGTGAGTGGAGGGTGAAAGAATGGAAGCTATTGAATACAATGTTTACGGAATAAAATGTGACAGCAAAGAGTGTGATTACGCTGACATGGATGTTAAGTTTGAGGACTACCCAAATTGGGTAAATAAGTCTTGTCCTAAATGCGGAGAAAATCTATTAACGGAAGAGGATTTGAATAGCACTAAGATGTTAATAGAAATCATTAAGGGGGCTAATGAAATATTTAAAGATCTGAACATTGACACGTCTGGTCCCAAAGTGAAAGTAAATGTGGATATGGATGGTTCGGGAGCGGTTAATTTCAAAAATATACAACCGATTGACGAGCCACGACAATAGCAGTGTTAGGCATAACAGCATTCGTGGCGCTGATATTTGTCGGCGTGATAGTAAGTAAATCTATTGATAAGTGGGAGGGCAAGTGATTGGAGAAATGGCGTGTTGAACGAGTCAAGGCAGTGTTGAAAGATTACCGAGATACGGATAAGTACGTCAGAAAGCTTGAAGAAGAGATTCGAGTTCCGTATCGAGAAGAGGATGTTAATGGGGATATCAAGGGAACAAGAAGCGATAGCGATTTGATGTTCGGCACATTGTGGACTATCGAGACAGATAAACAGATTCGGCGCTTGAAACGCAATAAGCAGATTGTACAAGAACTTCTCGATGAGTGCGGCAGTGACACTGAGACGATCATTCGAGAGTTGTATATCAAACGATTTCCACAATACACGATGCAAGGGCTGGTTGATAGTTTCCAGATAAAGTGTGGCAAAACAAAAGCATTTGAATATCGGAACAGATTTTTCGAAGAGTTAGACAAGATGCTTGATATATGAACGATTTGCGGAATTTCAGGCACTGAAAACGTGGTAAATTAGTATTATCAGAATTACCTTAGAGTTGTAAGGTAAAATAAAAGACAGATAGGAAGATAGACATGATTTTACAAATTAATAAAGAATTGCCTAGAAAAGGACTCAATGAAGGAAAAGTAGCTAGAAGAGTTGATTGTCTTGATAAAGTTGTTAGGGTTAACTGTATTGATGGAGATTATGTAATGGTGGAATTTTCAAATGGCGATGTTCACTCATATACAAATGTTGAGCCAGATAATAAAGATCATTGGTTTAAAGTAGATTGCGCCCAAGAAATGCACGAATATCAAATTAAATCAATGTATCTCTTGAATGATGAGGGTAAAACTTTAAGAAAGTTAATGTAATAACAATGCGATCTTTTGATACGTAAAAATTATTCTGTGGGCGATAATTTATCTATGGAAATAGAATTAAAAGAAATTTTATCCATATTAAGAGAATTTTATTTCAAAAAGTTTTTATTTACACGAACGTTAGTTCTTGTTAAAATATATGTATAATCCTTATGATTATATCTGCTATAAAAGAAGGCTTAAAAGCGATTGTTTTTTTGCCTTCTTTTTGATTTAATAATAAATATAGCGGATATTAATTAAAGGGAAGTGTCACTATGGAAAAGAAAACAAAAATCATCATGGACTTATTCAATCAAGTCGAATTAGATAAAATATCCACAGAGTTCTTTTATATGAAGCATGTAAAACAAGATGAAAAATATAAGGCCATAGAAGTGGATGTATCAAATGAATTAGTTGACTGGATAAAAAAAGATATTAAACCAAATTTAGAGAATTATTGGGATAATGATAATAAACAATTTAATATAAATTCTTATAACCATGAATTGGCCCTTATGGATTCAATTGCTAAATTAGACTTGAGTCTTAGTAAATATGATTCTCTTAAACAAGTTAAAAATAAGATGTTTGAAGCCATGGTAAATAAATCTAAAGATACTGATAGTCTGTTGCGTAGTAGTTTTCATCTAGTAAAGTTTTATTTTGAAGAAGAATGTGTCTATTTTGGATACTATAAAGGTATTAGAAAAAGTGGAAAGAAAAAGAAAACAGCAATTTTTGAACATGAACAATTTATTGAAAATGAACATATTATGATTGATTTGGGCGGTGCAATATCGTTCATAATTTACGATGAAACAATATATATAATTCAGCCAAGAAATTTTGAATTTGCTTTTAAGTACAGCGATCACATAACTAAAATGCGTAATGAGAATATTGAAAACTTAATTAAACTACCAATGTTCCCAGACGAAGAATCGAAAGAACTGTTTAGAGTTAAAGCTTCTAACCATTTGTTCTCAAGAAGCCTGGCAAATATGGGCAGGGTTACTTTCGGTGAAATTGAACAATACTATTATGATCGTTGTAACGAACTTAAAGAGCTATATGATGAAATTAAGACTAGTCCTGATAAAAAGCAAGATATTATTAAAGAAAAAGGTATACTAGTCGACTTACTTGATTTTATAGACTTTGAGAACCATAATATGTTAAAAATAGATAAAGAATCGGATATAAAACCACTGCTTCATTTATTTCAAGACAAGATTGTTGAAAAGTATTTAACACGAAAGATTGATTTAGCATATAGTTAAGGATGTGAAGAGTGATTGATGAATATAAAATTAATTAAGGTAGTTGAGCTAATATTTTGGTTAGTAAGTTATTCACCTGTCTTTATGATCATCCTCTATAATTTTTTTATTAAAAGTAATAAAACAAGCAATCTAGTACAGGTTGCTTGTTTTATAATAATATTTATCATTACAGTTATTCTTTATAAAGTAACTCTATCCATATTTATGAAAATACAATTAAAGAAAATTAAAACTAATCAACAAAAAAAATTACTTAAACTTAGACACAAAGAATCGCTCTCATTGGAACAGTACAGTTTTTTTATTCTCTCGCTAATGTTACCCTTCATTTTTGAATCTACAGAATCTTTATTTGATTTATTATTAGTCTTATCTTTAGTTTGTGTAATAATGAGTGTGATGATAAAAATGGATCAAATTATTGTAAACCCCATTTTTTTATTCTCAAAAATTAGTATATATAAAGGGGAAATACAAATAATTGGGACAAACAAATCTAAAAAGGTGGCTTTTATCACAAATATTTCAGAAAATGATCTGGAGGATGAAGAGAATTTAAGATATCAGGAATACTTCAATAATGTCTATTTGTTAATAAAAAAATAAACATTATATTTGAATTTCTATTAAGTAAATGAAATTGTTGAAAATAAAAGAGAAATGCTATTTTGTTATATGTTAGATCACTCGCTGAGTGGTCTTTTTTTATTTTGCAGAAAAGCGAGGTGGCAGACATAACTAAATGGACGGAACAACAGGTCAAACGATTGTCGGAATTGGCAAATGAAGGACTAACAAATATAGAAATAGCGCCTATGCTGTCAGAGGAGTTCGGCAAAGAGTTCTCATGGCCAAGCGTTAGAAGTAAACGTACCAGGTTGGGTTTGCCACCGAGCGAAAAGAATATGCGTGTTAAGCAAGCTGATAAGTCTAAGAAGAATGTAGTATCTACAGAAATCAAATCAGATGGTACTCAGACAAACCTTATCAAGTTGCGCATGACTGAAGAGCAGTCGAAGAATCCTAATTATGTATTACAAGCACACGGATATGATCCCGAAAATTGGGAACTGGTCCAAGCGACTAACAACATTTGGGAACAGAACAACCAAGTAGATGGACTTATACAGCTTTATCAATCAAAGATAGTTGTTAAGCCAAGGGCAGTAGTGAGTATTCAAGCGTTGGCCACTAAATTGCTGCAAAGCACTAAGCCGATTACAATTCAACCAATTATCAAAGGGAAGCGCAATCTAGTCATACCGTTGGCTGATTTGCACTTCCCTATTTTGTTGGAACGAAAGTTTGAAACCTATCTATCCGATGTATTAGCAATCATAAATAAAGGCTATAAGACAATCGTTATAGAAGTGTTGGGAGATATCTTTCACTCAAACGCTATGAAGGCAAGCCAAACGATCAAAGGTACCCAACTTGAAGATGTGGATATGGTCGAAGCAATTGAGTTGGCTAAAACATTCTTCATTACGCTGATCGATGAATCATTAAGAAAAAGCTCAGAAGTGCGGATTGAATTTGCCAGCGGTAATCACAGTGACTTTGAGTATTTGTTTCTAATGTACTTAGAGACACTCTATCCACAAGTATCGGTAAACAAACACAACCTACCAAGGATCGCATATCAGCTAGACAATGTAGGCATTATGCTCACTCATGGACACTTCGGCAAGAAGGGCGATTATCCTATGCTTTTCGCTACAGAGTTTCGAGACGTATGGAGCAAGAGTAGTTGGCTTGAGATTCACCAAGGGCATTATCACTCAATGGAAGCCCAAAACCTTAAAGGAGTTATTCATCGGCAGTTAGGAACAATAAAACCTAATGATCAGTATGAGTCGGAGAATGGTTACACAATGAACTATAAGAGCACACAGGCCTTTGAGTATTCAGCAGATAAGCTGAAAGTAATCTATGAGTTGGGGTGACTGATATGCATTACTATTACATCCAACTATCAGTAGGAATACTAAGGCATAAGAACATCCGGCAAGCGGAGTTGAAACCTAAGCACACGTTGCTGGAATGCTATGCGGAGTTTGACGATGAGTATATCGAGCGACATAAGCTGGTGTACATTGGGCATGGTTGGAAGAGTGATCCGCATATTGTGGAGAGATTAAGGAGGTATGGAATGTGAATGACAAACACCAGGAGTTCCTAAACCTACTGAAGAAGGTAAGGGAAGAGAAAGACATTGATCAGATAGCGGAGTTGTTCATGTCTGTTGTCAGCATGTATGGATTAACTACTGACGAAGTTTGTTCGATTAGCTATTACATGGTTGATCGTACGTTGCAATCGAATGGCAATAAATCGTTGCTGCGTGATGAGTTCAGCATAGATGTAGATAGACTGGGGATCGATGGTAAGCTGTCCATCATGAAAGCTATGGTAGCCACCTATACAGATAAGGTGAGCAAGGGTGGCTAGGCCTAAGAGGTTGGCGATA